AGTTCTGCACGGTGGACAGCGGCACGCCGGAATCGTCTGAAATGTCTTGATAGGTCAGTTTCAATTCTTCTTTACGGATTCTACACACTTCTTGAATGTTCATTTACGCCACCTTAATTTATTCCGATTTTCGCGCCGCAAAGTCGCAAGATGAGGGCTTGTCGAGCCATGTCGAGCGCTGTTTTATTGCAAGGCTTTGGCATTGAATTACCAAGCCAAAGTGGGCTACGGTAAAGACAAGCAGCGGCGACCGGTCCCCGCCGGCTGCGAATCGCCCCCGCCGTTTGTTGCAGAGGCGGCGGGGGCAAAATACTATTTGTTAGATAGTTTTTCGATTCTCTGGATATAGCTTTGTTTTTTATCTTGATACGCTTTGCCTTTAATTCGCTTTAGTGCGCGCAATGCCTTATCATATTCCTTTATTTTTATATATAAGTCAGTTAAGCGAAATGCCCAGCGAGACCCGTTAAACAATAAACCGCCATTATTCCAAAGGCTTTCCCAAAAGCTGATTAGTGCACCAATATCCTCTGTATTTTCAAATATTGTTTCTGCGTTTTGAATTTCGGCAAGTTGCGCATCTTGTGCCGCAAGTTCTTTCTGTAATTCAGCGTAAGATTTATCAAATTTGCCCATCGCGTACCTCCCAAAATTTTATCTTTGTTGCACAGCGCCGTGCAGCAAACGCCTGTTGTGGGAATAGGTATGAATACCGAAAAGGAGGTCAAAGCATGGACGCACAGGTGCAAGCGGCGGTGGCGCTTTATCTGCTCCTAACGCCGAAGCAAAAAGACGAAATGCTCGCGCTGATTGAGCGCATCCTCGCGGAGGAGGAGCAAAAAATAGCCTTAGAGCCAAACGGAGGGACGCAAGATGTTGTGTAATTACGCGAAATGTGATACAATAAGCAGAGCAGATGTTGAAATGCTGCGCGAAAAACTGGTATGCGCCGCGCTGGCGCTTCCGTATGAAGCAAAGCTTGAGTTTTTGAAATTTATCGAGGGGAGAGAGAAAAATGAAAGAGGCCGCTAAGTTGTGGTACATCGACTCCAAAATGGTTGACGCGGTAAATCGGTGCATGGACGCCATTTCGGCCTGCGGACTTTCCGCGGACAGCGCGGAATATCTTCCCTTTTGCTTAGATCGTGCAATCAAAGCAAGCAATCAGATTTCCGCACAAAGCATCCCGTTCCGCGCAACGCCCGTAAAAGTCAATGAGGAAAACGGGGGCTGTGATGTCACGCCTTTGGCGCTATTATTTGTTCAATAGCTGCCGATGCGATCCCCTTTGAGATCGTTTCGATCACCGTTAAAGAAACGGAGCCGAACGACCGCAGTATTTTTGATGTTTTTTCCCACTGCGTTTTCCCCTCAATCGCCGCGATAAACTCATGCCCCTTTGGTGTGACATAGTAAACAGACGGCAGATTGTTATGGCGGAAGTTTGTAATGGGGTCGAAGTGAAAATCTGTTGCCAGATACCCGCTTTCGGAAAGCTGGATGATGTGATAAATCAAAGCCCCCGTGTCGTACTTATTCAGCGGCGGGACACGCCGCATGGAGTCGACATATAAAACATGGTAGCTCGCGCAAGTAAAATTGCCGACCTCTTCCGCTTTAATGTAGGTATGTTCCTCGCAGAACAGCATTAGATCACGGATGCACTCAGGATCCAGCTTCACGGCTTTTTCCTCTTGCTTTCCAAAAAATCAATATAGCGTAAAATCTCCGTCAATTCCTCCGCAGATGCGGAGCGGATAAATTGGACGATTTTATCATCCACGCCCTCGATCTTCGGATCGGGGGCTTTTTCTGCGCCTTTTTTCGGCAGAACGGGAAGATCGTCACCGTCCAGCTCGGCAAGCGTGATGCCGAAATGGTCGGCGATCTTCTGGCGGGTCTTTGGGTGCGGAACAACACCGTTATCAAGCCAGTTAATAAGAGACGATTGACTGCAACCGAAAAGTTTTGCAAGTCGGTAGTTGGTTAGATTCTTTTTTTCTTTTATATACTTCAAGTTTTGTGCAAAGCTCATAAAAATATCCCTTCAACTTCGTCACAATAATACTTCAACCTATATTGACTTATGCTTCAACTTAAAGTATAATCTTTTTCGTGGATAGGCAATAAGAGACCTGACCACCCCGGCAAATCGAGCTGGTGAGAAACATATAGTTGTCGCAAACTTAGAGTATCACCATTGCTCCAATTTGTCAATATATTTAATCAAAGTTGGAGGTGAAATTGAACGAATTTTTTACAAAAGCTGTTGGAAGACATTCGTTTTTCCATGTTTCCGCTATCGAAAGAGGCACACTCCATGTTGCTGAAAGTATGCCGCGGAGAGGTTACCAATCTCGAACAGCTGACGATGGACGATGTTCCCGCTATCGCGGAGCTGTTAAGGCGCAAAATGATTATTGTGTATGAAATCGGCAAGCCATCCGATGGCGACCCAAAGAGGCCGGGAGAGAAGCGCACCGGCTAAAGCGGAAAACACAGCGATTTTCCATTCATGCAAGAACACTTTTCTTACCTTGGCTTGTTCATCTGCTTCTAACTCGAAATAGTGCAGCCCCAGATTTGACGGCTGAATATCGTATATTTTCCCGTCACGTTCTTTGGTGTATGTGATAAGCCCCATTGCTGAAAGCGTTTCGATGATTTGCTCGGAGCTTACATCACTTTTTAGATTGTGGTCGAGATATGCGGGGCCAATGGTGTGCATCGGTTCTCGGTGTTGGTGGAAATCAAGAATGAGCTGCATGGCGGCATCGCGCGTTTTCTTAGGTACTGGCATAAAAAATTCCCCTCCAATACTCCATATTTTAACATTTGAAGTAGCAAAGGGCAATAGGGAAGGAGGATATTGATTGAGTTTTCCTGAGAATCTGGCTCGGCTGCAAGCCGAGCGCGGCGAGACGAATTACCGTCTTGCAAAAGAAATCGACGTATCGCAGACGTCGATCAAAAACTGGAAAGAGAGCGTGTGCCACCCGCACCCGCGCCAAGTCAAGAAGCTGGCAAAGCACTACGGCGTTACCGTGGATGTGCTTTTGAAGTCCGATGAAAAGTAAAGGAGGAAGGAGAGAGCATGAACTGGACTATCGTGATTGTTTTCGGCATCATTGGCATCTGCGTTTCACATTGGCTTAAGGAAAAGACAGATTTCTCTTTGTGCCTGTTGGCAGTAGAAGTAATCTCTATCATTGCCATAGTCACGGCGGGAGTGGTTATCCTTGTGGGCGTGCTCGAAACGCCACAGTCCATCAATAACTTTAACCGCCAGAAGGCATACATCGAAATGCACGAAGCGAAAAACGCCGTGGAAGATGCGGCGCTGACTTCCAAGAAAATCGAGCTGAATGAGTGGCTTTATGACGCACAGTGCAGCAAATCCCGATTTGGGAGTTGGAGCTTTTACCCCGACAGCATTTTTGACTTGGAGCCGATTGAATGAAAGGGTAAAGAAAAGCCCTGTTCAGCGTAGCAGGCCGAACAGGGCAACCGGACAAATCTTACCACAAGATATTGTGTCCGTGCTTATTGTAGCACGCGAGAAAGGAAAAGGCAATGAGAAAAAAGCCAGAGTACAAGATTATCTGGGTCACGCCCCCCGACCCCGTAAAGCTGGGGACGATCATGGGCGAGATTTACGCACGCGGTCGCGGCCTTGAGTTTGTCGGCCTCGTGCCGAACGAGAAGAAGGGAGAAAAGGAATGAACACCTTTTTGATTTTTGTCGGCGTCACGACCATCTCTTATCAGCTCGTGCGTCTGATTGTTTGGCTGGATACGCCGAGGGCAAAGCGATGAGAGTGTTGGTAGCCTGTGAGGAAAGCCAAGAGGTCTGCAAGGCGTTCCGTGCTTTGGGACATGAGGCGTATTCCTGCGACATTCAAGCGCCGTCCGGCGGGCATCCCGAATGGCATATTTTAGGCGATGCTTTAAAGGCTATTGAGGGAGGTTTTGTCACGACAATGGACGGGCAGACGCATGATGTCGGCAAGTGGGACTTGCTGATCGCGCATCCGCCATGCACCTATCTCAGCAAGGTTGCCGGAATCCATTTTTCACTGAAGTATCGTTCACCAGAGTACGTTGTTGAGCGTTGGAAGAACAGGGGACTATCGGCAGTGTTTTTTATGAAATTTCTGTTGGCAAATGCTGAAAGGATTGCCGTGGAGAATCCGGTAGGTTTTATGAATACGGCGTTCCGAAGCGCAGACCAGACGATTCACCCGTATATGTTTGCAGAGAGCGAAAACGATGTAGAAAACTATGTAACAAAGGCAACATGCTTATGGTTGGTGAATCTGCCTCCGCTTCGGACAAACGGGCTAGCGAAACCTGACAACGGGAAACTGTTTGGAAAACTACCGAGTGGCAAAAACCGCACATGGGAAGATACATATAGCCGAAAAGCAAAAGTAAGAAGCAAGACATTTCCCGGCATTGCACGGGCGATGGCAGAACAATGGGGAGGTGCGGTATGAGAAATCAAAAGCGCACCCGCGAGCAGCGCAAGGCTGACGCTTCGGCGCGTATCGCCGCCGTCTTCCTGTTCCTCGCGGTGCTGCTGATTCTCTTTGCGGTGCTGACAGTTAAAACCACAGGGCAGCCGTACAAGGGCGAGCCGCCGGCCATCGAGGACAAGCTCCCCGGCGAGGACAAGCCCGCAGAGGGGAGCGCGGTGCTCGACATCGGCGAACCTCTTGGTGAGTTCAATCTGACCGCCTATTGTCCGTGCATGAAGTGCTGCGGCAAGACGGACGGAATCACGGCGACCGGCACGACTGCCGCCGAGGGGCGAACGATCGCGGTTGACCCTCGCGTGATCCCTTACGGCTCCACCGTCACGATCTATTTTGCCGACGGCACGAGCCATACATACACCGCCGAGGATT